CTTTTAAATGCTGCTTCAAAGGGCTTAGTAAAAAACATACTTGGTCTTATACCTTTCTTATATATTGATTTAGCAATAGCAAACTTAATCCCTTCTCTTGATGCAAACTTTCCACCTTTACCTCTTGGTGCTATTCCTTTTCTTATTACCCATTTATCAAAAGCCTTTGGTGGTGGCATCTTTGTTGTATATGAGTAAGGTGTGTTATATTTCTTTTCTTTACCACTTACCCCTCTATCTTGAAACTTACCATAATCAGCCATTTCAAAAGCTAATGAGGTTGTTTTAGCACTCTCGCTTATATCATACCCTAAAGAATTATAAAGCTCCTTAGAAGCGTTCTTTTTACTTTTAGATAAATTACTTCTACTCTGCTGAATAACATACTTAGCAAACTTATTAAGCTCATCCCTTAAGTATTGTTCTGCTAACATATAGTTATGTCGTTGTGTATTGCTATATCCATAGTAGCAGCAAACCCAGCTAAACGATTATCAAACCTTTCATAGAAAGGCTCTAACGTTGCATCTCCCTCTAATTGGAACTTATCACTATAAAGTGTACCCCTACGCAATACCATTACTAATTTGTTTAATACTGCTAACTGTGTGTTAAGTACATCTTGCTCATTGTTATTGCCTCTGAATATATCTTCTGTCTTTTCTTTGCTCTCATCTACTATATCCATTGCCATTACAGTAATGTTAAATAATAATACTTGCTCTTGTGTTGTAACAGAGTTTATGATTATGTGGCTTAAAGGAAAGATACTTTGCTTAGATAAGTCTATGTCGAATATATCCCCAGTTGTTACTGTGTTTACGTTTACATCACTTAGTAACTGTGTCTTTATAGTTTCTGTCAGTTGGTAAAATCCTCTTATCCCTGTATTGCTCATATTACTTAAATTTACTTTTTATCTGTGATGCTTCTATTTGGTTTTTTTCTTTTGTGTATTCTAAGAATGTTAAACATTCGTGTACATTTAATTTAGTGATATGTTCAAATTTTGTAATATCTCCGTTAGCGATTGCATAGAGTGAATTGAACCATCCATATTTGGATGTGAAATTAGATACTGTGCTAAATCCTTCTCGTTCTTCTTGTCCAAAGAGTTCATCATAGCTACCGACAAGTCTTTCCCTAAACGATAAAAAAAAACAATAGCTCCAAGCACTACATCTAAAGGAAAGTCTTTAGCTACTTCACTTGTGTCAGAATCATAATCTTTTACAGTATATCTGTCTCCTCTTTTAAACTCTATAGGTCTGAACAAAACATTTGCAGCTCTATGTAAGTTATCATTATCTCCTATGAATGTATCTAAGTCTACATACTCCCCAAAGGTCATATCATCAAGCTCTGGTATGAAACCATAGTCAACCCCATTTAGTTTAAACCTATTTACAAGCTGGTGTTCTGTATCAAACATATTATTTAAGATATTACATATCTCTGTTATGTCTGTAGCTTTCATATTTCTAACCACTAAGTCCGATACATCACAGAATATCTCAATCATCTTTAACTGAATATCTACAGGCTTTATTTCTGTATCATTATCTAACTTTGAGAACTCTTGATATTGACCAAGTGTTATCTCGTTTAGGCTTGTAGGTATTTTAAGATTTACTTTCATATTCTTTTACTTATTAATATATAAACGTTTTTAATTTATTTTAGGGACTAAGATACAATATACTTACCTCTGTTTGGGTTTTGTAGTTGGTAGCCTACTGCATACCTTATAGCATCTATTAAGTGATTCCATTTATCTACTGGTGTATTAGACTTTCTTTCAAGCCAACTGTAGTTGTTTAGCTCTTTGATGAGGTTGGTGCTTTCTGGTGTTACTACTAAGTCATAGTCTTGTAATAGGCTTATTCCGTATGTTACACTTCCTTGTCCTTTAATGCTTGGTTTTACATTGCACCCCTTTGCTTTTATCTCGCTTAGTAGTCTTGGCTCTGCACTATCCCCTATTATCAAACCATCCTTAGCGTGTTTAATATTTAAGTCTGCTATGTGTGTAGTAGTTAGTCTTTGTAAATAGAAACATTCTTTTAGGTAGATGGTCTTAGTGCTACTGTTTATGTTAACCTCAACCAATGTAGAAGGGTCTGCTGCGAATCCGTAATCTTGACCCCATACACTTACGCTTGTTCTCTTAAACTCTCCTATTGTCCAATTATCAAATATAACACCCTCAGCTTTATTAAGCCAAGCACCTAACATTTGTTGTTTGTACTTCTCTGGTCTACGTTCACGCATTTGAGCTATCTGCTCTATGTAGCTTTTAGATAGGTTGTCTATGTTGTCTATGTATGTGGTGTGTATGTAGGTAGTATTGTCTTTTGTTATATTGCTACCCTCTTGCACTCCTTTAGATTCAAAGAACCTTGTGTAAATGAAATGCTCTTTGGTTGTAGGGTTTAGTATTAGGATAACTCTGTTCTTGTTTCCTTTCTGTCTAACCGATAAGTCTATAGTATCAAACTTCTGCTCGTCTGTTAGTTCCTCTGCTTCATCCACTACCCAAGTAGTAATACCTTGTAAAGATTTAAGGTTTGCAGTCTGGTCTCCGCTTGATGTCTTTATACCTCTAAAGATTATCTTGCTTCCAGTCTTTTTGTTTAGTATCTCATCCTTAGTTATGTGGAAGTGTTCCATAGAACCAAACTGTTCAAGCTTGTCTATAAACTCTGGTATGATAGATATGTATGCTGAGGTTAGTGTGTATCTTGTAAATAGGATAGTATGCCCAGCTTCATAAGTAAGCATAACTAAAAGGGCGTTTACTGAAAATGACTTCCCAGAACCACGCCCACCACTTACTATAAAATACCTACTGTCTGTTTCAACAATAGGCAGATATTTCTTTTTTACTTCAATCAATGGTTAGTCAACAAACTTTATTAAATCTCTAAAATTGATGTTTAAGCCCTCCGATGAGTTGAGGTCTATACTTTCCTTAGGTTTTCCATAACGATAGCTTAAATACAGCTGTAAGGCTCTTATATCGCCCTTAACAACTAACTCTCCTAATTTACCTACTGCTATGTCTTTGTCTATCATAGCATCTAATCTCTCAATTAGTTTTTGCTCTTGTGCCTTTGGCTTTCTTCCAGCTCCTTCTCTTGCTCCTCCGTTATTTTTTCTTTTATCCATAATTGAAATAAATTGTTTATTCAATAATATATAAACAGTTTTACTTTTTTTTAGCACAGTACAGGATTCTTAACCCTGTTGTTTAGTAATGCACCTTTAACTTCTTTTATTGTCTTTGGTTTGACTCTGTGCTTTAATGATTTGTTAAACGGGTCTAAGCGTGTATCTTTAAACTCTTTTAAGGTTTCGTCATCCCATTCTTTAAATATGTTTACTGTATCATTTACTAATTGTTGTTTATGTGTCGTGCTTGTGTTGTTCTTTAGTTTGTCTATAGTTATTAGTAAGTCTGTTATCTTTGTTTCATATTTTTGTATCTCTGCTTTATGTAGTGTTTTGATATCTATAACCTCTGGGTTTTTAAAGTATTGTTTTACTTTTTTGTATATAATCAAGTCCTTATTCTCTATTGTTTGAAACGTTCTCCAATGATAATACACAGCATCGTGATTAATACCTATTGATTCCCCTATTGACTGTAATGTAAAGCCTTTATCTCGTGCTAACTTACAATACACCTTTCTTGCGTATGAATGTTCTCTTGACCTATTTCTTTCTGCTATATTTAAACTATACTCGTTGTCTATTATATCTTTTAACTGTTCTAATGTCATATTTATATTTTGTTATCTATCACTTCAATTAAGTGTCTTAAATCGCTTCTCTCCCACTCTCCTAAGTTTACTCCGTTTATTAGGAACTTATAGTAGTCTTTTCTTTCTGAGTCTTTTACTTCTATGTTTATATACATCTTATTTATTTTTTTCTATCCATTGTTCTTGTTGCTCTCTTAAGTATTCTATCTCTCTCCTTAAGTAGTCTGCTGCTTTCTCTAAGTCTTTTAACTCATCGTCTTTCTTTCCACTTCTACAAACATACTTAATTATATTACCTCTATTGAAGTTTAGTTCATAATCTTTTATGAAGTCTATAACGTCGTAGCCTTTTCCGTTCTCGTAATGTAAATAGGTTGCTCTCATATTATTTTGGTTGTTTATCTGTTTCTTTATTTTCTTTGTCTACTATTAGTTTTAGTGCCTCTACCTTTACATAGAGCTGAGCTACTATGTTCTCAAGTCTTAGTATGCGTTGTATCTGTGTGTGTTTCTTCTGTTTCATAATTCTCCTGTTAAGCAATAGTTATCTAAATCGTTTCCCTCTATAAAGAACTTATTGTATAAGTCAATAGCTTTCTCTACCTTTTCTTTTCCTTGATAGTAAAACTGTTCTGAGCAGTTAAAGATACCAATGTCAAGTGAGCCTTTGTCTAAAGCTAAAAAGAAGAACTCATCATAGTTTTTATTAAATAAGTTACAGTATAAGTAACATTGAACATCATAGCCATACTTCTTAGCACTCCAAGCAAAGTCTTTTATATTTGTGGTTGTCTTAAGGTCTACTATTCTATTAGTAGCTAATACATCTGCCTTGCCTCTGAATGGCATACCTAATACGTTATCTATAGCTGGTATCTCAAACTCTGCTTTGGTTATTAGCTCTTTAGCGTGTTCGTTACGATAGAACGCATCTACAAGCCTATCAGCGTTGTTACGCTCCTTAATAGTAAATACTCTTGGGTTCTCTGCTTTAGCTTCTCTAAACTTCTTTGTGTTCTTAGATTGAACATCTATAAAGGTTTGTGCTGCAAATACCTCTGGTTCTAATATAGCGGTATGAAAAAGCCACCCATCTCTTAAGGGTTGACTTTCAGCAGTACCATACTTTAAACTAAAGTTATAAGTCTTTGGGCTTGATAGAAGCTGTTTAAGGCTACTACTACTAAGAGCTAACTTATTTAGTTCTCCATAGTAAAATGAATCATCATCCATACGCTTAAGCAGTTCTGCTCTATCGTAATGCTTTCCATCTAATAGTTGTATTTTATTCTGTGTCATAGTTGTAGCAATTTTTAGAGCAGTAAGTATCTCCATTAGTTTCAGTTCCACAAGTTCTACATTCCGTTAACTCGTCTGGTTCATCTATATAAGAATCTAAGTAACTCATATATTATATTGTTTTAATTTGTTTTCTAAGTCTTCTATTTGTTTGTTAAGCTCTAAGATAGTTTGGTTCTTACTATCTCTTACAGCACTTACTCTTTGTTCAAGTACTTTGTTTTCTATATTAAGTTGGTTAACATATTGTCCTATTTCACTAACACCTTGTATAAAATGCTTAAGGTCTTTGTTCTTTGGCTTTGCATCAGACCACTTAATAACCCTGTCAGATATAAAGTTAAACCATAATACATAAGACTGCCTTTGTAGTAAGGTCATTATAAAGAAATACCTATTAAAATACCTATGCAGATAAGTAATCCAGAAAGAGTGAATACTATAACTATATCATCTCTCATCATTTCCTTCTCTCTAATCTTTTGAAGTTCTTTCTCTGTGTAAACTTTAATTCTTTTGTCTTTTACATCAATGTGTAATCCTGTCTTTGTCTTTTTCATTTTATTTGGTTTTTAGTAAATGTTATAAATTATACTTCTAATTATTTCTTTTCTCTTAAGTAGTTTTTGTTTCACATCTTTAGGAACTTCTGTTCTTAGTGTTCTTTCGATGTCTTTTAACTCTTGGTTTAAATCGTCTAATTGTGTCATAATATTAAAGGGGTTTTTACACCCCTATTGTTTTTATTTACTTAATTGTTTTGCCATCTTGTAAGACAAGATAAAACTAAAGCCACAATTCATTCCTGTTATTAATAAATCTGCTGCTAAACTGTATGGCTTAAACGATGTTTTTGATATAATTTCTGAAATTGTACTGTTTTTTAAAGTTGTCATAATATTGTTTTTTTTTATTAATATATTGCAATATACAACATAATAAACGTTATAAACAAATTATAAACACTTTTTTTTATTTTTTTTAGTCTTCCATCTTAAAATAGCTATCCCATATTCCCAGCTCTGTGTCTTCTTCATTGATATTCACAATAGCTGCATCACTTTCTTTAAGTAAATAACAAGGCTTAGAAACTTTCTTGCTTCCCCAAAGCGTTGTGTCTGGACAGTACATTTTCTTTACCTCTAAGTCTTTTAAGTTGTTAAGCCAAAATAGATAGTTTCCTTTAGGGTCGTTTACAAAATACAGAGCTACCTTTCCTGTGGCTATTAGTTTATCAAACTTAGCCTTTTCTATTATCTTGGTCTCATAGTATTTATTTCTAAACTTCATCTCTATAACACAGTCTTGAGATTTTGGAGTTGTACCCTCAGCATCCCAGCTTACACTACCTTCTCCAGTATGATTTAATGTCCAACCATCTAAGTTTAGTAGTGTTACTACTGACTGCTCCCACCTATGTATGTCTTTAATTTTTGTCATAAATCTTATCTATTTCATTAATCCATTGAACTAATCTCTTTGGGTTACAGCTACAAGGTTCTGTGTACTTATGCTTGTAGTAGACTGAATGAAGTTGACATAAGAGCTTATATTGTTCTCTTGTTAGTTTTCCTTTAACATCAGCCTTAAACTGCTTCCATTGTTCTCTGTGTTCTATTTCCATAAGTCTAAATCTATATCGTTCCACTCATCTCTGCGTTTATCACATCCACAGTCTGGGTTTATCTTTTTCCATATAAACCTTATACCTGTGTAGTAAGTAATGTAATATACTAAATCTCCTAATCTCATAACTGTTTTAATTCTAAGTGTTTTATATCATTGTATCTAAACTTAACTAAAATATCTTTTTTACCCCATTTTTTACGAGTGTAGAATTTATTATAGTCTTTTTTTGTTTCAGTATATTTAGTTGTATTTTTTTTTATAAAATTTAATAAATCTATTCTTTTATAAATACTAAAAAACTCAAGCTCTTTTATAAACATCGCAATGTAATAAGCCTCTCCTTGCAACCAACCTTTATTGCCATTAACGTTTAATATTTCAAGCCATATAGTCTCTAAGTGCCTATTACCTTTGACATCAACCCCATAACCATTTACATAACAATCTATATGTTTAAACCAATCTTCTTTTTGTGTAGATTTTTTAAAGTTGTAACCTAAATTTAATATTTTACTTTTAAATAACTCTTCGTAATAGTTGCCATCTTTCTGGCATTGACTATATCTTTTATCACTAACCTTCAAACTCATAATTTGTCTTTTATATTTTTAAGTGCTGTTCTGTAAGTGTTGTATAGACTGTAATAACTTATCTTAGTATCCCTACTTAGTGATGCTACACTTTTACCAGAAGCTACTAAACTAAATACCTTTGAGTCATACCAGTACATCTCTTTTAGTATTTCATCTATACTATCTTTACGTTTAGCATATTCTACCTCGTCTATACCTAAGTCCTCTACTTCTTTTATCTCTCCGTTTATATCCTCTATGTAAGTCTTAAGAAACTTAGCCTCTTTCTTGTGGGTGTTTAAGTATATTCCTCGCAATACCTTATATATGTAGTAAGTGTTGACGTCATCATTGTAAGAAAGGTCTAATCCTTTTTTTATGTCGAATATAAGCTGGACATACATTTCCATAACAATATCCTCAGCATAGTTTTTATTAGCACCGAATGATTTTACTATGTTTATCCAATCTTTGTGTTTTTCGTAAGCCAGTTCTACTAATGATTTCATTTTATTTTAAATTAAAGTCTAATTCAGATATCTTCATACTATAACTATCTTCTCTAAATTTAAATTTACTTCCGTTTGGGTCAGTATCTCCTTTTTTTCTAAATATTGCAGTATTGTAAAATTCATCTTTTGCAATGAACCCATATAAATAGGCTTTTTTGTAATCATCAGCCATACCAACAAAGCAGTAGTAATCACACTTTTGTTTAGTATTAAAAGCAAAAAGACTCATTGTCCAGTTACTATTTGGTTTTAGATTTGCATTATGCCTTTTGGTTTTTACATCTATCTTTTTATTGTGTATTATTAAATCGTAGTCAAATGTATTTTTTTGAATTGCGTTATAATATTCTCTAACTAAAACCTCTCCTAAAGCACCACATTTATTGCCTTCTCCTTGTGTGTAACTGTTGTTTAATATTCCAAAATCATATAGTTTTTTAGCTTCTGCAATAATTTCTTTTGTTATTTTTAACTCTATCATAAGGTTGATTTAGTTAAGGTTCTTGGTACATAGTATTCTAATGGGTCGTATATGTCTGCAAAAATACAAGGCAAACCAAACTCATTAATAGTAAAGCTAAATGTTTCAAATGGATATCCTCTGCTTCGCATACACTTAACTGTTACAAGGTCTTTATTTGTTGTGTTTAATTCTAAAGATGTAACAAGTTCTGCCTTTTTCTCAAGGAATGAACCTAAATGACCTGTGCCTAATTTTGAACTTCCAAAGTTCTGATGAATCACACATAAAATATGTGTATTATAAATAGTAGAAAGTTTCATTAATTTAGCTACACATTCATTACAAGATATTAAATCGTTAACATCAGCGACCAAATCAGCCACACCATCTAAAATGACAAGTCCGTTTTTACCTTTGTTTTGTTCTAAAGTATATTCTAAGAACTCCAATCTTTCTTTATATCCAATAGTCCGTAAAGCAAATGTTTTATAAGAATCTTTGTCTTTAAAAAGACTCATTTGTCTTACTCTATTAAAACTTCTGGCTGCGTGCCAGTGTCCCATTTCTGTATCTATATGTATTAAAGACCTTCCTTCTCTATGTCCTCTTAATTTACCGCCAAAGTTATTAGCACCACTTAAATAAATACTCGCTAAAAGAGAGCAGTAAAAACTTTTTTTAGATTTTGGTGGAGCTGTGATTACTGATATATTTCCCAAGCTACCTAAACTAATTGGATACTTAACTTCTCCGTTTTTTGTTTGTATGGTAGAATGTCCAAAGCTTAAAGCAGTAGGTGGATACTCTATAACCTCAGAAGCATCTATAGTGCATTCTTCAGCTATTAGTTCCATAAGCATATTATGTGTTGTTTTTTCTTCTGTCATTATATTGTTTTTGTTTTTGTTTCGCTTAAAGGTATAAAAAAAGGGTCAATTAAGACCCCTTAGTTATAAGAAAAAATTAAAATGGCAGTCCATCTGCCTCTGCTGCTTGAGTAACTGGCTCTTGCTGTTCTTCTTTTGTAGCGTTTGCTATTGAACCACTATTCCAAACGACCTTACCATTACCTAAAAAATCTTTTTTCTTTTTAGCCTCTCTTTCTTCTTGTGTTTGGCTTACATAGATACCTGTATTGTTTCCGTATCTTGTTTCATCGTTTACTGACATTGTAAGGTTTACATAAACTGCTCCATCTTTACCAGCAATAAACTTCTCTTTTGGTAGCTTTGCTACATTTAAACTAAAATTAATTAATGCACTCATATTTATTTATATTAAAGGGTTTTTATTTGTGTAGGTTTTTTAAACGATTCTGATTCGTCTTCTCCAAAGACTCCTAATTCATAGAATCCTGTGAGTTTTAGAACTGCTCTACTCATAGCTCTTTTTTCTGCCATCTCGGCAACGTACCAAGAGTTAGTATTTGATTCTTTGTAAGTGTCTCCTTTTAAGGCACTACCAAAGGTTTCTATACGTTTACCATCCTTATCAGCTATTGCTTTAAATACAGCATAGTTAGGCTCACATCTTATTACTTCATAGTTTACAGACATCTGTTCTAAGGCTTGTATCTTATCTATACCTTGTCTTGTAATAATAGTGTAGTGTTGATGTTTAAAAAAGTCTTCTTTTGTTAGATTGTATTTCTTATACAAATCTGTTAGTTTTTGTTTATTCATTGTTGTTTATTTAAGATTTCATTTTGTGCTTCTAAGTATTCTACTCTTAGTTCTAACGCTTCTATTCTTGCGTTTAAGTAGTCTATAGTGTCTGGGCTTGATGTTCTTTTTACGTCTTCTGAATATGTCATATTACACCTCTTTAAATAGTTCGTAAGGACTTTCATAGTAGCTTAGTAAAGTGTGTAAGCTCATAACAACTCCATAGCTTAAATCACTTACTTTAGTCTTGCTCTCTAACTCTTGAGTTACTTCTTCTACCACTAAAGGATATTCAAAGTTCTTGTTTTTTAACCTTGCTTGATGCTGAGGTTTTAATCGTTCTTGTAAATACATTTGTTTCTGTTTTAATTAATAATATAACAAATATATAAAAAAAAACTTAATAAACAAATTATAAACAAAAAGCCTCTCATTTCTGAAAGGCTCTTAAAAAAACAAATTTGAAACAAAAACAAAAAATCTATTTAAACAAATATACTAATTATATATGTAACTTAAAAATTTTGTAGCTTTTTAATCTCTATTAATTTAGTGTTGTAATTGTTGAATATATCTAACCACTCATCATCTGATAGTTTACATATTTCTCTTGACTTTATAAGTAGTTCTTCTGATAGCTGGTCTCCTAATGCTAAAGAGTATTCATACTGCCTACCATATTCAAACCTATTACATTTTCTGCATTGGCTATAAACGTTTCTGGAGTCATAGCGAGTAGATAGCTTACCTCTTGATATGAAGTGACCAGCATCGCTTTCTGTGAAGTGTATTCTTTTTTGACAACTTATACAGTTACAATAACCAGTGTTATTATCTGCATCCCTTCTCCTTATGTATTCGTGAAATACCTTATCTATCTTAGTCTTCCAATATTTTAAGGTTTTCTTTTTTGGCATTTGAATAGACTTCAGTTGTCTTATCTATTTATTTAAATCTTATTTAGATTTGTATTTATCTATATTTTTAGAAATATATTTATATATAATTTCTTAGAAAACTACAAAACATTCTAATAATAAATAATTCAAAGTTATATCTTTTGTTTTGAATTAAAAAGAAAAAAGTTACTTTTTATTTATTGTAACGCTTTTTGCTATCTTTTCAGCACTACGTCCAACAACATAACCACCTATACCTAACTGAAGTAAGTTCCAGAATTCATTCTCTAATGGTGGAATAGTAAAGCCAAATAAAGGTGCTAAGAACTTTACATATATAACTATAAACCCAAAAGCAAGCATAAGAATGGGTCTCCAAGAGCGTTGTAGCCAGTTTCCTTTAGCTTCTGCTATGATTATATCAGTCTGCATTTTTTGAAGCTCTAACTCTTTCTCTTGTATTACTTGAAATATCTTGTTTTTAGCTTCTATACGTTCTTCATCAGTAGTAAATAAGTTGTCTATTACTTGACCTATTTCTTTGATTACAGTACCAGTTAAAAAGTCTAATATCTTTTTCATATATTTTTGTATTCTTCATAAGCATCAAAGCAAGGGCAAGACTTCGCTGCAAATTCTCTATGTCCGTGAATAGTTACATCATCTCCGTAAATAGACTTAAGAGTTGTAAGTAGATTAAGAAGACTTCTTTTTTGCTCATCGGTTCTTGTGTCTTTAGCTATCCATTTACCATTCTCTCCTCTTTCTGATTCTACTCCTCCGATATAACAAATACCTATGCTGTCTTTATTCTCGCCCTTAGTGTGAGCTCCAGACCTTTCAATAGGACGACCAACTTCAGTTAGTCCATCTAAACTAATAATATAATGATAACCGATGTCTGACCATCCTCTACCATCAACGTGCCAACCTCTAATAGTATCGACTGAAATGTCTTTACCTTCTTGTGTAGCTGAGCAATGTACTATTATTTTATTTATTTTTCGCATTACTATTCTTTCTTTTATGCGTTTCGTATATCTTTTGTGCTGTATAACCAATAGATAAAAGCAATAGAATAACCTTTAAACTGTTTTCAACGTGCGTAAAGCTAACCATCAATGAGGTTGCATTAAATACTCCTAACTTGAAATCTTCCATACTCATAACTTGATTCTATCTAAGAACCTATTCCAGCTTACTATACAGAAAAACTGAAACGCTTCTATTTTGTCCGCTAAATATCTTAATACTCTAACCATTATATTTTGTATGAGTCATATTCTAAACCAAAGAAACTATGTACTCCGTTTCCACTTAAGTCAACAGCAGCAGACTTCCATCCATAAGGGTGGTCAGCTTTTACTGTCTCGCCTTCTTCGTTAGTTGAATCGCTTAAATCCCAAAGAGAATCAATGTGCCACTTAGCAGATAATACTGGTGCTTTAGTTTCTTCTCCGTCTTCGTCGTACTCTCCAGCTTCTAAGACTATGTGTCCTAAGTGTACTAAAGTGTGCTTGTGAGTTGGATACTCGTTTCCATCTTCGTCTTCAGCAGTTCCTAATGCTTTTATTTTAGACTCTGCTACTTCTCTTGAATCGAATTCATATTTTCCTATACGCATAATATTTATTTTTAATTTAATTATTTACTCTTGTTAGTTTAATGTGTGTATTTATTACCCTTATGGTTATAACTATTAGTGATTATATTGTTGTTAATGATGCTAATTCTGCGTCTGTTAATGCGGTATTGTAAAGTTTTATTTCATTATAATTTATATTATTGTTTGGCGAAAAAATAAAATCATTAAAAGCAATATTGTTTATACCACTAAGAGTATGGCTTAAAGAACCATTTATAAAAACTTTTGTTGATGTTGAATTATATTTTATTGCTAATTTACAAACAGAACCAGTAATTAATGATAACGATTGATTGAATAAGCCACTTGAATTTTCGATTCCAAATAATCTTGGCACTGCATTTGAAAAATAAATATTAATTCTGTTATTATTATCCTCTTTTATTTGAAATAAATTTCCAGAACTACCATCAAAATTATTTACAGATAAAAAATCTATATAAACAACACCCTCTGTTTGTCCTATAACACCACTTGGAGTAGTTTGATTACAAGTTTCTACAACCCTCGTTACAGCACTTCCAGATGTAGGGATATACGATGTAGCGTAACTGCCTTGTTCTAATTGTGCTCCCCAAATGTAAATACCAGAACTTCCATCTCCTTGATAACTTGAAGAATTATTATTAACCATACTTATATAAAATCTTACACCAGAGTTACTTTGCGAAACAGTATAGGTTAAAGAGCATCTAAACCAATCATTACCAAAACTTTGAATAGAAAAAGTAGGAGTTGCTCCTGTACCTACTGATGTTGCAGTTCCATTTGTTAAATCAAAATTAACTTTAGGATTTTCTCCTCCTCCAGATGCAAAAGATTGAATCTGTAAATCTCTTTCGCTTTTTTTCGCAAATAAAGATAATGATACTACATTATTTACTGAAGACGTTGTATAAACTGGTTGTACAAGTAAAAAGTGTGAGCCATTAGCAGTATCTTCAATTAACTTACTTGCATTTGAACTTCCATCTGGAGATATTGTTGAATTACTTGTAATTGATGCCCTTGTTTTTGCCCAATACGATTGACTGAAACTTTCACTATACTTTACTAAATTAGTTCTCGCTGGCTCTAACAACAAAGCACCTTTAGTATTATCCTTAAAGTCAATTCTTGACTCTCCACTACCAACTGTTTCTATTAAACCAGATTGATTAACAACAGTAGCACTTGATGCTCTACTGAATGAGAATGGCAGCGGCTTAAAGTTATTATTTTCGTCATTGAAAGCAAGAACTGTATCTTTACCAGTAGCCCATTTTCCAGCTCCTAATTTTAGTGTATTAGCCATTGTATATTATATTTAAATTTAATTCGTTTACCATTGATTCCCAGCTTCTGTAA